CTGGAGATCCTGATAGTTGCTCACCATCGCCGCAAGGTCTTCATCACTGGCAGAGGCCATTCCGGCAATAGCGTTGATAGACTCCTGGGAACCGTCCGCAAAGGAAGCAATGACATCGGACAGGCCCTCAATGTCTCCTGTCCTGTTCCGCAGGCTGGCAAGGTTTTCGTTGTACTCCTGCCAGTGCTTCGTCTGCTCCGCAAGGCGGTCATTGATCGTGCCGGCGGACACTTCCACCGTTTGGCTGACCTCATCCCAGATCTGATACTGGCCACGGATGCTCTTCTCGGCGGCGTCGTATGCCTCGCTGTAGGCTTCAGCAAGCGCACCCAGCTGGCTCTCCGCCATGGAAAGCACTCCGTTCATATCTTCTACAGCATTGTTGACGTCTATCTGTTCCTGAGTCAGACCGTCGGCGTTGTCTCCGGCGTGCTGAAGGGAATCGGTATAGTTCTGGACAGTCTGCTCCGCCGCGGCCACAGCCGTCGAACTTTCTTCGAGTGCTTTTTCAAGCACCCTCTGGTCGTTCGCCGCCTCTTCTACCTGCTTCCCGTATTCGATATAATCCGCCCGGGCCTGCCTCACTTCCTCGGACACGCTTCGCCAAGGCACATCTTCCACCGTGCCATAGTAGGACCGGAACTGTTCCTCTGTCATGCCCAGAGCGGAAAGCAACTGGTTATATGCTTCATTCTGCTTCTTAACGGCATTCTGCTCTTTGATCTTGGCATTGGTGAGGGAAAGTTCGTTCTTGTACTGCTCCTTAGTGGCGTCAACCAGCTCCTGCCGGAGCTCCGCCATGTATTCCTGTTTGGCCTGTTCCTCGGCATACCGCGACCAATCCTCTGTCGCTTTCTCAAGAGCGGGGATCCCGCCCTCAATGGCATCCGTGGTCAGGTTAATCTTGTCCGCCAGTTCGGGCATGGTCTGGACCAGGAGCTCGAGGGTCTGGTGGTACTCTTTCTTCTGTGCATCATCCATCTGCCCGGCAGACTGCAGTTCCTTCAGCCGGTCGATGTACATCTGGGCGGTAGCCGCAACAGCCTGGTTGTCTGTCATCTGATCTTCGTATTTCCCATGAAGATCTCTCATGGCAGTTTCAAGGCCCCGGGATTCCGTGGTCAAGTCGCGCACCTTCTTTGTGTCAGAGTTCTCCCAGAGAACTATGGCCGCACCGGCCACAGCCGAAATAGCTGCCGCGACAGCCATGATCTGTCCAACTCCGGGCACTCCTGCAAACAGAAGCGCATTGGCAGCAGTCAGGCCCTTGACCACCGCAGTCGCTCCGACGAGCCCCGCTGTGATCGTTCCGAGAGCCGCGCCGCCGGCAATCAGTCCCTTCACAAGCCCGGGATTCTGCTTGATGAAGTTATTGATCATTGTGAGGATCTCTGCTCCGGACTTATAAAGCTTACGCATGTCATCCCGGTACAATTCTCCCATGGTGATCTGCACGCCCTCCATGGCGGAGTTCATGATGGTCAGTTCACCGTTCATGTTGTCGAGCTGCGTCTTTGCCTGATGTGCGGCGCTTCCACCGGCTTCCCCGATTCCTTTCCACAGTTCCTCGACACGCTCTGACGATGATGCGCACATCATGTTGAAGGCGTTCAGGCTACGTGAGGAAAAGATCGTGCTCTTCAGAGCATTTGCCTGCTCATCGGAATACTGGGAGAGGGATGCATTGATGTCATCCACCACATCGTTCAGGTCTCTGACTTTGCCGGTTATTTCGTCGTAGGCGGATACTCCGAGTTTTTTCAGAGCTCCCCTTGCTTCTTTGGTGGGTGCATAAATGGACTTCATGACCTGCATGAGTCCGCGCCCGGCCTCTGCTCCTTTGGTGTTCTGTTCTGCCAGACGAAGGAGCGCAAGGGTCAGGGAATCAGCCTGCTGGCCGTAGCCCTTGGCAGTAGCCGCGGACACGGAAAACGCCTCACCGAGTCCTCGCACATCCGTGTTGGCCAGAGTCGCACCCTTCGCCATCAGATCGGCATAGTACGAGGCGTGCTCCATGCTATCCCGGAATCCTTTGACAGTACCGGTCACGTATGCTGCAGACTCGCTCATCTCCATGTTCCCGGCAGCGGCCAGGTTCAGGACTGTCGGGAGCCCGGCTATCTGCTCATTTGCTTTAAGCCCGGCCATTGCCAGGATGTTCAGGCCCTCTGACGCCTGCACTGCGGTGAAGGCTGTCTTCGCGCCCATATCCTTCGCGAAATCCCCGAGTTCTGATACTTCGGACTTTGCGACGCCCATGGTGGCGGCTACCTGGGACATAGATGCCTCGAAGTTTCCGGCGATCTTCACGTTGTCCAGGTAGGCTTCGCCGATCTCCTTCAGCTTATTGACGATGCCGGCCGAAACGATGGCGGTCGAGATGGCGCCGAAAGCCGCCACAGATTTCTCTCCGAAGGACTGTGCTCCCTCGGCAACCTTCTCCTGCTCGTCCTTCAGCCGTCCCATCTCCTGTTCCAGACGCTTCGATTCATCTGCCAGGTGGTCGGTATCGACACCGGCCTCCGTCAGCGCCTGTCCCATCTGGCCCAGTTTGTCGGTCTGGTTCTGAAGGGCGGTTGATGTCTTGTCTATCTGCTGCTGTTTGGACAGCAGTTTATTCTCCAGGGAAGAGGAATATCCCTCCGTCTCCTGAATCTCCCGCTGGATGTTGTCGTACTGCTGTTTGAGAACTTCCAGCTTCTTTTCGGTTTCAGAAACAGCCCTCTGCTGTTTTTCATAAGCAGAAATATCCGACTGCTGTTTCGAGAGGGCATTGATTTCTTTCTGCAGAGAAGTGATCGACTGCTGGGCTCTTCCGAATGTCGACTGGAATCCGCTCTGCAGAGATGCATTCAATGCAAAAAGCATGGTGTATTCTTTCTGTGAAGCCATACCCCCTCCTTACTTCTTCTCTTCCATCAGGCTGTTATATGCCCTGATCCATTTCCTCAGTTCAGGGAGACTGAGCGACATCCAGTACGGTACCGGCGTATACGTTTCCTTCGCGAGGCTTATCGATATACGCCGGATCCACGTGCATGGGTCACTCAGATCTCCGAATTCATTAAAAAACTTCTGGCCCGGTTACGGATCCTGTTGAACAGCACGAAGGGGAGCTTCCTGATTGCATCCGTTCCGATAGGCTGTTTACAGCAGCGCATGGCCATGATCAGGAGGAACAGCGTGGAAAACTCCGGAGCAATCACCGAATATCCCTCGCTGTTGACTTCTGCCTCGATGTTGATGAAGTCAGCTCCGGTCAGGTCCGCAAAATCAAACTCCAGCTCACTGTATTCCTTGTCTTCCCACGTGAACGGCTTCTTCAGCTTCAGGGAAAACGACGTGGAGGGGTCGTTCTTTGCCGCTTTCTTCGCCTCTTCGATCTCGGTATCCATCGTGTTCATGGGATCTTTCACTTCAGACATTGCTTTGCTCCTTTCTCAATAAAAAATCAGGCCCCTGATTCCTCAGGGGCGCTTGTCTTATCAGTATCCGAGTGCTTTGCGGACATCGGCCAGATAGTCGGTGCCGTTGATGACGCACTTGAAGTTGACCGGGTCGATCTCCTTGGTCACGACACCGTTGATGACCTCCTTCCAGTACAGGACGGAGTAGGTGCCGGAACCGTCGGTGGGTGCCGCCGGTGCGACAGAGCCGCCGGACAGGGTCTTCGGCACAGCCACAAAGGTGTGCTTCACCGAGTCAGTGGTAAGTCTCCCGGCCACCGGATCATCACCCTGCTGGGCGGAACGGCACTCGATCTGATGGCGCCGCGGCTCCGCCAGCTTGGATGCGTTCCGCTGCGTGGTCCGGAAGTTAATGCCCAGCTCCATGGCCTCCAGCTGGCCGACAACGGGATAGTCCACATTGCCGCCGAGGCCTGCTCCGGAGATGGTCTGGATGATGTAGTTCAGGTTCGGCAGGGTGAGGGACGCAAGGCCCAAATGCTCCTTGCCGTCTTCGAATACCTTAAAGTTGATGGTTGCGATATCCATTTATGGCATCCTCCTTTCTCAGCTCTGCAGCGCAGTCTCAACGTAGGTGGCGTCATACTCCAGGACGAAGTCGAGCTCCTGCATCGGGGACGGCGGGGTAATGTAAACATGCAGCTTGATGATGCCGGCCATCAGGTTGGTGAGCGGATTCTCGGAATCGATCATCTCAACCCGGCCGCCGAGGAGGACTCCCTGTCCCACAAGGCCGTTCAGCCAGATGTTGCAGGTATCCAGGATGGAGCCGATCAGGCGGCGGTTCATCGGGCGGTCCAGTCTGCTCCAGAAGGTCTTGATCAGGGTGTTGCCGACCCAGCCGAAGGTTCTGGAGACCGGGATGAAGATGTCCTTCACATCGGTTCCGGCCGGATATGCACCGGTATAGTTGCCCCATGCCACCCATCCTGCGAGGAAGTTGAGGCCAGTCACGATACCAGCTGCATTCAGCACGTTCGCCTGGGCGACAGTCAGCTCCACTGCAGTGCCGTCAGACAGGCAGATGCCGTTGATCGGCAGGGCCTTGTTGGACGGGGACTCATAGGGAGCACCCTCGTTGTCCGTGTCGGTCGCCGCGATCCTTCCTGCGATCAGCGTGGAAAGATGGAACAGCTTTGCATCCAGTCTCGCCATCGGCCAGCAGATGATCTCCTCTGCCAGGGTGAGACCGTTGCTGCCCTTTGCGGTGACAGCCGCCGAATAAGTGGAACCGGTGCCTGCGGGAAGGTCGATGAGAGTCTTTGCGAAGCACATGCCGGCAACGGACGCAGCTTTCGCCGCCATGGCCGCCGCCACGGTCGCAGTGCCGGAGTAGCCGGGTGCGCAGAGCAGGTCCGGGATCACGCCCAGCTTGGTAATGCAGAGATCCACCTTGTCGAAGGCAGTCGCCACGGAAGCCGCGGTGACGCCGGAGGTGGAGATCTTGCTCCAGTCACACTTCAGGGTAGCCGCCTCATAGGCAGATCCGTCGCTCAGGAGCTCAAGGACAAGGTTCCCATCACTGTAGTAGAGGACATAGTCGGAGTCTTCCACGTAGGTGGTGGAGCCGGTGCTGGCCTTGACTACGACGGTGGACGCCACCACATCCTCAGGCAGAGTCGCCTTGTGGTTCGTGACCGTCACGCTCTGAGCCGTCTCAGAAGTGGTCATGGAGTTCGGATCAAGCAGGTTCAGGAACACGACCGGCTGGCATCCGAACAGTTTGAAGTGGGAGTACATGAACTCGCAGAGGGAATAGGTGGTCCAGTCATCGGAATAGCCGAACAGATCCACCGCCTCATCCCACGAGGTCACAAGGTACGGGGTGCCTACCGTTGCCGGATGGTCCGCCTTCTGCAGCGGAGCAATGCCAACAACAAAAGGCAGGCCGGATTCGGCGACCTGGGGAGTGGAGACTCCGGTGGCCGCCTGAGATACGCTTACGCTGTGTGCCATATAATGCCTCCTTATTTGCCGGCCAGCTTCCTGTACGTCGTGTACAGAAGCGTGCCCGGAGTTTTGACATCAGATAACGATGCCGCAAGGACGTTTCCGTCAACGATCATGCGGCTGATTAACGGATACTTTTTGATGGCATCTGCATAAGCAGCTCTCGCATCCTCCACAGAGCCATCAATGATGCTGTTCTGCTGAACCACACCGAGGATGGAGGGTCCGATATAACAGCAAAAGCCAGCCGCGGGGGCTGACTTTTTCTTCTTTCCACTGGATTTACCACTGGTCTTCGTACTGCTCATGCAGTCTTACCTCTCTTTCTACCGGCGGCAGCGACCAGAAGGTGTCGATCTCGCCGATATAGTAGGGGGCCGTGTCATCGGGGTAGACTAATGTCTGAGGGTTTTTCCCCTCGTCCATCACCAGGGCGAACTGCCCGGCAAGCACCCGCTCCTTCAGGATCCCAATCAGGAACCGTTCCATAAGTTCGTTCAGGCTCAGGCCTCCGCGTTCCTCGTCGGGATCATAGACGCAGAACACGGACCTCACCGACACTTCCCTCGTGGTGGGATTCCCGGGTTTCTGGTAGATGTTTTCTGCCACCTTCTGGTGCAGGATGTACGGAGCCTTCTTTGTGGATGACTTCGTGTCCGGGAGACGCATCATGTACACCGCCGCCGCCCTGTCGCCAGGCTGCGAAGAGTCTGACTGCTGCAGCTTCACCGGGAGAAGGACATCTGCGGTTACCTCCTCCGTAAAGAGCTTCATAGCTTTAAGCAAGGCATTTGCTGTCATTTACTTCCCCCATCCTACGAGGATCCTGGCTATCTCATGGTCCATCCTCGTCTCAAACATGTTTGACGCATCTTCGGAAAGGTTTTCAAGGACTTCCTCGTTCCCGACCATCTGGGCGGGTGATGAGCCCATGATTTCCTTTATCTCGGCGCCGCCGGTTGAAGTGGCTCCCCCGGTGCGTTCAAAGATGCCCGTGTGCCCAGAACGGAAGCTGGCCACGAAGGAATTCTGGAACGTTGTCGGGCCGGTGGACACCAGCTGATGCCCTGCTCCGGGAACGCCGGGATGTACGGTCTTCCACTGCCCGTTCACAATAGCGTGGACGAGCCGTTCCCCCTGGAACTGCGGGGACTTGGGGGAAGCTCCGCTGTACCGGAAGAGCGGGATCTTCGTGCCGGAAAAGAGCACGTTGGCCTGAATGCCTCCGCCCATGCGGTAGCTGATCTTGATGTTCTCGTTGGCCCTGATGTTGGCGGCAGAGATCGCATAGCGCTCCCTGATCCGCTTCGTGCTATTGGTGCGAAGATGGGATACCGTGCGGACCATCGCCGCTTTGGTTGCCGTTTCGACACCGTTCGTGATCCCGGCGAGGAGCTTCTCAGCCCTCTCAAGGGATCCGCCTCCAAACTCCTCAACCTGGACTTTGATCATTCGTCAAACGCCTCCAGTTCTACCCGGAGCATCCCCATCTCACAGTCGGAAAAGGCAACGTAGAATTCCCGGAAGAACCCTCCGCCGTTTTCCTGGTTGTTGATGCTGATCTTCGCGCCTTTCTCGGGCTGGTTTCCGCCTAAGTCAGCGATGCGCATGTGCAGCACAGCAGTGACCCGGTATAAGCCCTGGGCGTGGTCTGACTGGATGGTGGTCCGATCTTTCTCCTTCAGCCCGGTCAGGACGATGGGCACGCCCTTCCCGTCATAGTCTTCAGCTCCGTCGTACGTCACTTCG